TTACTACTGTTTGACTGTTGTTGTTCATCCTTTTATTTAAAAACAAGAAGGTATCTACTTAGCGGCTTTGAAGTTATATGCTTTAGCTATTGCTTTAATACGTTCTAAGGCTTCTAATCTATTTTGTGATGGTATTGTGTCCATAACAGCTAAAACTTCCTTAGAAAGCTTCTGTGTGTCTTCTTTGTATTTCTGGTATTCTAATTCTTGTATTGTCTTATATAGTTTAGTCTTAAATATACTGTCTAGTACTGTACAAGTTTCTTTGTCATTCATAGCAACCCAGTGTTTAATCTTCTTGGTGTGATAGACTGCATTAGAGTGCTCTTGGTTAATCTCTTTAGCTGCTTCGTGATGTGTATAGTATCCTTGAGCTGCCATATAGTAATAGTAAGCTCTTGCTTGTACTACTTTCTTTTTTCTAGATACTTCTGCTATGTTTACGTCTAGGGAGAACTCCACAGCCCTTCTTATAGACTGTAGAGATAATCCTTTTCTTAGTGTTCTACTCCTCTTCATTGTCTTCTGTAAATTTTAATTCATCTGGTACTTTCATTGATGCGTTAAAGCCGTTTGACATCTCCCAAGCCATTAGAGCTAAGTTTACTCCTTGAGCTACTTCGTATTCATCTGCTAGAGCTGCATCGTATTGAAGCTGTAATAAAGCCTCTTGGTCTACTCCTAGAGCTAGGTTATAAATTGCTGTTTCATATGCTGTGTCTACTTCTTTTTGATTTAATGACATAATATAGGTTTTATAGGATTATTTATAAAGTTAATTCTTTCTGGTATTGTGATAGGTCTACTAGTTCGTCTACAAAGAAAGCGTTATATAATGCTACTGCAGCTTCTAGTTTGTCCTTTCCTCTTTGGAGTGTTTTCGCACTTGCTTTGAATACTCCTATATCTGTAGTGAACTTATTAATCACCAACCAGTAAAAGTCTGGAACATTAAACATTTGAGTATAAAGATAAGCTTGTAGGTCATAGTCATAAGCATCTATAGTATCTGCGAAGCTGTTAGACATCTTACCGTCTACTACTACGTCTTTAAGGTCATCTATAGTGGTTTTAACGTCTGCTACGTATTCACCCTCCTTTAGGATATCTGCTTTAGCTCTTACTGGGATACCTAATACCTCTTTAAGCATTGGAATCTCATTCTCTGCTCCTTTCATAAAAGAAACACATTTAGCATTTTGCAAGAAAGCTGAGCTTATTCTATTACACATATATTGCTCTTTTTTAGTGTAGGTATTGGAAGCTCCGTTTTGCTCCTTAGCTAGTTTCCACTTAGTAGTGTTTTTAGATGATGTATCTACAAAGGTGAACTGGTCGTATTTGTTCGGTTCTAGTATCTGAGTGTGGATTAACTTTCCATCTCTTAGAGCTTGTGTTTCCTTATCATCCTGCTTCTTTAATTTGTGAGCAAACCATTTAGGTGATTTTAAAAGGTATTTAAGGGAACTGTAACTTAGCACCTTGTCCATCCCTAGGTGTTCATAGTAAAAAGTGTCATCGTACATTGAGTTGATATACAGCTCTCTCTCTACTGTTGTGTGGTCTAATAATTTAATTGTCTTTGCCATTGTGTTTAAGGTGTTATCTATTGTTAGTTGCATTGGTTTCGTTTAAGAAGTCAATATCAAATTGGTCTAATTCTACGTAGTTGTCGTCTGTGAATTCGTTGTACATAATTTAAGGTTTTAAAGGTTTATAATGTTACTGTGAAATTGTTGATTAATTGGTTGATAATAAGGAATGCTCCTAGTGTTATCATAACCACTGCTGTGTACTGTTGTCCTAAAGTTAGGTTCTGGTTTAATTTGTTGTTGAAGTTTTTAATAGTTCTCATAATATTTGGTTTTAATGTGGGCTTCGTTGCCTCTGTTTCTGTTTTACACTACAAAGATACAAGGTTAATATATACCCTGCAAGTTTTTTTTCACTTTTTTTTAAATAAAAAAGCTAACTACCTAAAATATAGATAATTAGCTCTTAAATTATTTTTTGATTATTTAATTATTGCTGTCTTCTGTCGTACCTATCACCTAATAATATAAGTCTTCTACCGTTGTGAGTTACCCTATACTCTCCAGATATATAACCTAGATTAAGCATTCCTTCAAACTCAAAACTCCAATCTCTTTTAACTTTAGAAACCCTATTACCTTGTCTGTCGATATCTTCTACTACATAAGTACCGTCATAGTTAAAAGTATACCATCTTCTGTTACCGTCTATGAATCTTCTACTCTTCCAAACTCCTATTACATTAATATCTAGGAATAAGTCTGGGGAAACTTCTACTATTTCTGTTACTGGTACTTCTACGAATACTGTTTCACCTTCTGTGATGACATTTTCTTCTGTGCAGGATAAAAATAATCCCATTGCTAATACTAATACTACTGTTTTAATTGCTTTCATAATTTTGATTTTTAAGTTGTTCTACGTCTGTTTATTGTTTCTCTAAAAGATGGTTTAAGAATTGGTTTCTTTTCTACTGTTTCTTTTCTCTTTGCTAATCTACTTTCTGTTTTTGTTATCATATCTATTTGTTTTGGTTTTCTAAGTATATCTCTAGTGATGCTAAGGCTCTCCAAGCTACTTTTGATAAGTGTCATCATCCATAGGGTCTATACTGTGGTCTATTAGGTGTCTTACTAGAGCATCTTCGTTATCGTTACTTTTACTCTTATCCCAGTGTAGCGGTTTATCTGGGTGATGTTGATTATTTCCTGCCTTTCTTTTGCTTTGTCTGTCATTCTTTTCTTAGGTTTAATTAAGTCTTGTAAATCTAGGTACATCTCTTCGTCTAAAAGCTCTCTTTTAATCATTTTTAAAGTGTTTTGCGTAATCTTCTTTTAGTAAGAATGAGTACTTAGTTATTTTTTCTGTCTTATTGAAATCTGTGGTCTTAGGGCATTCCCTTGCCACTACTCCTTGGTTGATTATAGTATCCATATTTTTAGATATGTTATAGACCCATATCCCTCTAGAATCTGTTACTACATATAAGAACTGCTTGTTTCTAAGCTGAGCCATCTGAAAGTTTTTAAATAGCTTCATTGCTTCTATTAGTTTCTCTGAGTAGTATTCTCTTCTATTCTTTATTTCTACTATATAATTATCACATTCCGCATCATAAGGGTTGAATTGCCCCTTTACTAGGGACAAATTCGCACCACTTATTTTATTTAAGAAATCTATTGTAGATTGCTCAGTCATTATAGTTTCATTGGTTCGTTAATAGCATACTCACCGTTAAATACTACTGCACATCCAATAGCAGGTTTCTTGAAGTTTTTTCCGTAAGCCATAGCATAAGAATTAACATCTATTCCACATCCTACTGCGCATCCAAATACTTTATAATTGGCTCCTACTACAAATTCTGTAAACATCTCAGTATGTCTGTGACCTTGTACCGTAGACATCATATCGTCTTTAGCCTTCTTAGTAGCTCGACCACTTTCACCGTGGATATATTGAACTCCATCGTAAACAAATTTTGTATCATAAGTCCAATTCGGTGTTTCTAGCACTTCATTGAAACTCTTAATCCATTGCTTAGGAACTCCAGAACTAAAAGCTTTTCTAGATATGATTCGGTCGTGATTTCCAATACATACGTCTGCTTTAGGAAAGGCTTTGTACCATTTAGATAACTTCTTAATAGCAGCCTCTAATTCATCGCCTCCACCCATTCCGTCTGGGTCTGGTTCGTGATAAGAACTATAGTGATTATCTATTACATCACCAATAAATATAACCTTATTACAGTTGTGCTTAGCGTAAATCTCTTTACAGTGTTCTAAATAGCCATCTAAGCAAAAAGGCTCGTGTAAATCACCAATAACTAGAATCTTTTCTTCATTCTTAATAAGATTGTTATAGGCTTTCTTAATATTACCCTTCAATCTAGGTCTGAAATCTTTTGTTTTTTTACTCATAATTAGTATAGGTTTTTAAATTCTTTACAAACATACGCCAAATTTATGACGTATGCAAGTAAAAGAAGGTTTTTTTTTAATTATTTTCTTGTAATTCTCTTTTTGCCATCACTTCACCTATGTGATAGAGCTCTAGACAAATACGTTTCCATCTCTCTGGGTCTTCTATATCCTTTTGAGCATTCTTTAAAAACAAAGCCTTATTAGCTAAAGCATCTGCTAGTTGTTCTAGGTCTTTGAACTCCATCTCATAAAGTTCATTTGTTGTTAGTACGTTTTCCTTATTATCCATTGAATATCACTTTTAAATCTTTTAATAATTTAGCTACACACGGGCTACAGTTTGAAACAGTTCTCTTAGAATTGAATACTCTATTATATATATCCACTAACTTTCTTTGTTCCTCTGCATTTACACTTTTAGGTTTTGATGCTAAGAAGGCGTCTAGGTAATTATAATCCTCTACTGATAAATCATTAAGCCTTCTATTAGGAAATAGCTTGTTTAAGCTCTCAGCACGCTTAGCGCATCCACAGTCATCAGCTCCTACAGCCTCAGCTACTGTTTCAGCTACTACATCTAATCCTAGAGCTGCGGTTACGTCTTGAATTTTAGAACCTAATCCCTTGTTTGCAGCTTCACCTAATACATCTTTGATGACAGCTTTTTTAATTCTCATTTTCTGAGCGATTTTCCCTGCAGTTAATCCTTCTGAATTCAGTGCAAAGATTTTGTCATTTTGTTCTTGAGTTAATTCCATTTTATTTAATTTTAGTTAATACTTATTTTATCATAATCACCATTTAAATAGTCTTGGTAATCTTCGTACATTTCAGCAGCTATAATTAATTTACATCTCTTAATGGCTGAATAAACCGTCCTTATTCCTATATTCATCTCTTTTGCTAGAGTCTTTAAGGATTTGTCATTCTTTAGGTATTTTCTTAATAATTCGAAGTCAAACCATTTAGCCTCACTTTTTAATACATCGTAGAGCTTCTTATCTAGTTTAGACTCTGCAAATATCTTAGGGCTTACTTCTTCACTGAATAGCTCATATTCTTCGTCAAAGCTATTAAAGTATCCGAAGTAATTGTATTTTAAATCTGACTTCTTTTTAATTTTGTTGATTATAATTGACCTTAGAGTAAAGAACATATATCCTTTAGAAACTGTTCCGTTTTTGTTTATAATCTTACTATACAAGTTATCGTATCTACTTAGCTTTAGGTAAGCTTCTTGTACGAAGTCTTCAGCGTAATTCTTTACTTCTAAGTTGTTTCCGCTAATAGCCTTAGCCATTGTTATATATTGGTTGTGGTATTTAGCGAGCAAACCAAGTGCCTTATGCGTGTCTTTATTCATAATAGTTTAGGTTTTTAAAATTCTAAGTCGGATAAGCTCATAGGAGCGTTTTTTAATAAATCCTCTTTAGGTTGTTGTGAGTTCTTTTTGATTATTTCCTTACCTGCTATCTCAAATGCTACATTCTTAGGTTGCATTCTCAAGCTTATTGGAGCGTCCATTGATGTAGGTCGACCACCAGTTTCTGTTTCTTTAACTTTCTTTACGTGAATATCTGAAACCATCCATCTAGTAGGGTGTTGAGTGTATCTGTGAATAGAAATCACGTCATCAGCTCTGTTCCCCCACTTTCCACCACCTTCAACGTCTGCCATTGATGGAGGCTTTGGGAATCCTTCGAATTCGTGTCCGTGAGTATGTACTCGCCTTAAAGCTTCTGTTACAGCGTGTGTGTTTAACCACATCGATACATTGTACTCTTTACAAAATAATCTCATTTCTGAAGCTATCTGGTAGTCATATTCGTGACCTCCTACACTTCTTAGTAACTGAGCGTCTTTAGCTAGTGAGTTATAAGGGTCTACTAATAAACCATCGAAATCAAATTCCTTCTTAATCTCTTTAGCTTCGTCCATTAAGACTCTAGCTGTATAGATTTTATTTACTGAAATGATTTTGAAGTGTTCGTGTATCCATTTTAATTCACTGTCTATTACAGCGTCTGCTAATTCTTGTACTGTCTTTTGCGTCTTAAATTCTATAAGCTTTCTGGCTATTGAGTAGTCTGTATTCTCACTAGAGAAAATGAGCCATTTTAGGTCGTGTTTAAGAGCATAAGCCATCATAAGATATAGTATTACTGTAGTTTTTCCAGTATTGGCGTGACCTACACATATATTGAAAGCTCCTTTCTTAAATCTCAAGAATTCATCTATTTCGTCTATGTCTAATCCGAGTCCTTGCTCGATTCTATCGTATTTTACGTCTAGAAGTTTTTCTTTTATATCTTTAAAATTTGCAATCATTATAGGTGAGTTTGTTTAAGGTTAATAAAAAAGGGAGCTAAGACTTTCTCAACTCCCTAGGTTTTATTAGAAAGGTAAATCTGGCGTCTGTCTACCTGCTGTAGATTGCTCTGAAGCCTGCACTTGTTTCTCTTGTCTAGGAGCTACAGTCACTGGCGAATTGTCAGTCCATACTACTTTTCCGTTACCTACATAAACTTTTGCAGTCTTAGATTCTCTCTCTTCTTTAGTTTGAGCTAAAGTAGCTTTCACATTTTGTCCATAGGCATTCACTTCATCCTCTAGTGTTACCGTGATGTTACAGTATCCTTTTTCGTTGAATACTAATTTACTTTGATTTAATCCGATTGTTGCTAATACAGCCATAATAATTAGGGTTTTGTGAGGACTTACTTTTTGCCTCGGTTAATAATACTACAAATATATGTAAAATAAATAACATACACAAGTAATTTTTCACTTTTTTTACTCTTGTAATTCCTGCAAGAATTCGATGTTTGATTCTAGTATTGCATTCTTTTTTTGCAGCTCTCTATTCTCGAATGTTAATTCTTGGATTTGCTTTCTATAGGTTGTTAATGAATCACTAGCAGCCCATCTATCTAATTGCAGTCTGTTTACATACACATAAACATTGAAAAGAGCCTTAGACATAACGTCTAGAGTTTCCGAAGGGTTTGTCTTGGATTTTTCAGATACTAAGTCTATTAGGGTTTTAATATCAGCCTCGTAAGTCATATCTAAGGTCAATTCAATTCTTTTCATTCTATAAATTTTTAAGCTCTGCTTTTAATTCAGCATTAATACTATATTTGCTCTCTACCTGCTCAACTGTGGCAATCTTATTACCTAGAGCTACTACTACTTTCTTGTAAGCTGCAGAACCTTTTACTAATTCTGGTAATGGTTTCTCGTGCTTATTTAAAGCGTCTGCATCAGCAGTATTATCAATAGCGAATAGATTCCCTAAAGCGTACTTCTTAGCATAACTAGATGCACTTCCGTACTTCTGCGGTAAGCTCATACCTTTTTGATTCATATCGATTCCTACAATAGCATTAGCGCTCACAGACTCTCCTTCTGCATTTGTGATAGTAGCTTGGCTTTGTAATACGCCATCAGCTAGTAGTGTTTCAGTAATAACTACTGAGGAATTGTATTTGTTAGTTAGTGGCTTTAAAGCCTCTAGTACATCTTCTGCAGACCGATACTGGTAGCCTCCGAAGTTGTTTTTTTGTCCTTTCTTAGCTTTAAGCTCGAATTGGATGTTTGACAGTGTTTCTCTAATGTTCATTTATTATTGGGTTTTAGTGGTTAATTTATTTAATACATTGTTATGTGTTATTGTCCAGTTAGATACCTCTGCTCTCCAAGCATTTATAATACATTGTTGAGCTCCTAATTTAATAGAGTTGTTTAGGTTTCTAGTAGCGTGATATAATCTATTGCTAGTATATTCTAAGTCTTTTTGTAAATCTGTTTGTTCGAATGTCATAATATTGGGTTTTAAATTCTTTACAAAGATATGTTAAATATAACTACTGTGCAAGTTTTTTTTAATAATCTTTTTCAATTAATGAATAAATGTAGTTAAGTACCTCAACTTCACGCATTTGCGACTCAATATTTTTCTTTAAAGTTTCTGTATCGATTTTGGAAGGGATTACTCCTTCGTATTCTAGCTCTAATTCTTGTAGTTTCTTGTGAGCAAAGAAATGTAGCGCTTCTAATTTGTTAGACGCATAGACTGACTTTTGGTCATCCGATAAATTGTTAAATTTGTTAGTAAACATAATAGTAGGTTTTTAAGTTCCCTACAAAGATATGTTAAATAAATGAAGTACGCAAGCTTTTTCTTAAAAATTTTGAATCTTTTTCAATTCCTCTAGCTTAGCTTTGAATTCCTCGAACAATTCTAAGTACTCTGGGTCTGACAATTTCATAATCTGTCTAGACTTCTGAAGTAGTTCTTCTGAGAGCTCTGCTCCTAAATTAAGAGAGTATTCATATTGACGCCCATATTCAAACCTATTACACTTTCTGCATTGAGCTTTAACATTGCGTTCATCCCATCTAGTGGCTAAGTGTTGGCGTCCTATAAAGTGTCCTGCATCCGATTCACTGAAGTGTATTGGTTTTTTACAAGAAGCACAGCTACAGTATCCAGAATTATTATCCGCATCCCTCCGTCTAATGTATTCGTGGAATGGTTTATCAATCTTAGTTTTCCAGTATTTTAAAGTCTTCTTTTTAGCCATCTTTTAGGTATAAAAAAAAGGGAGCAAAAGAGAAACCCAAAAAACTCTTTATACTCCCCTCTATTTCTTTAAAAACAATATAATTTAAAAATTACACCTTTACTCTTCTTTTGGATTTTGCTATAATATCTTCTAACATTTCATACTGTGATACTGATAATTTCTTATTCAATTGTATACCTAATATAAACTTCCTTTCAAAGCTTGTAAGAGGACTACTCTCTAGCATCTTATTCAACATATTTAATCTACCTTTAACATTTAAATTAATCATAGTTCCATCTGACTTCACAGCTAAGGAATTATTTCTAGACATCTTTTGCGCTTGGTTATCTTTTCCTTTGCCTCTGGTTTTTAGTGTTTTAGAGTCTACAGAATCAGATTCTTTTAAAGAGAACATCACATCAGACTCTTTTTTATATTGCCATTCAATTTTGTTTACATTATCAGACATAATATCTTTTTTATATTTTAGGAAGGAATCCATAGAAGTAAACTTCTTTACAAACTCTTTTCTAGAATTATTACTTATAGTTCTAATTTTAAAGACTAAGATTTCGCTATTCTTAGAAGTGGATATCCTAGAAGTGGATGTCATAGAAGTGGAATTTTTCATTTTGTTAGATTTAAATTAATATAAGTTTCTGCTTCACTAGCACTGCAATGTTACGAAAAAAAAAAGACATACGCAAGTATATCTCTCTTTATTTCTTAATTATTTTATAAATCCCTTATTCCCTGCGGATTTTCTGAATCTTTTCTAAAGCTCTAGCTCCAAAGTATCCACCATATACTAAAAGTAACAAAGAAGATAATAAGTCAATCCACTTATCAGCTATTTGAAAGCCATTTAAAGAGCTATCTAATATAATGTATATAAATAGTGTGATAGTTAGAAAAGCTAAGCTTAAAGGTCTTATATTCTTGCTTAACCAAGAGTCGGATGTCATATCTGAAGACCATCTATTTGATATCTCTCTCATTTCTTGCATATCAAACTCAAGTTCTTTAAGTAAAAGTTCTTTGTCTATATCAGTTAAATCCTTATCGCCTCGAATTGCGTCCCCTAGTCTATTAAGAGAATCTATTCCAGTAATATTACCTGCTAAGTCTAATATAGAAGGAGCTACTTTCTTTCCTTGTAGTCCTAACCATTGCAAAGCCTTACCTACTGCTGTTTTTCTTTTTTTAATTGGATTCATTTTATTTAGTTTTAAATTTAAAATCGTATTCCTCTTTTACATCGAATGAAGGACAAGCCTTAGAGCTGAATTCATTGTGTCCGTGAACATATTGTATGTCGTATTTAACTATTAAATTAAATATTAATTCATCCATAGCGACCATTTGCTCAACTGTTCTTGTATCTTTAGGCTGCATATTTTTGTCAACCCCTCCAACATAGCAAATCCCTATAGAATCAGAGTTATGTCCTTTAGTGTGAGCTCCAGACCTTTCTACTGGTCTACCTTTCACTGCAGTTCCATCTAACTCAATAACGTAGTGGTATCCTATGTCAGACCAACCGTTATCATTTACGTGCCAGTCTTTGATTGTTTCAGTCTTAATATCTCTGCCTTCTGGGGTTGCAGAGCAATGTATTATAATTTTTTTAATATATCTCATTTAGTGTTTATTTGTTAGAAAGTGATTTATAATAAAAGTAGCCACACCACCTGCTACAGTAATAAAGAAAACAGAAACTCTTTTAAGAGCTACATTCATAACCATTAATTTAGAAACCATTTCTTCTAATTCATTTACCCTAGAAACCAATCCTACAGAAGATGACGTAGAATCGTCTTCTAAGATATTTAGTACTCTATTCATTTTTAAATAAAGCTTAATGTTTCTTTTGTCTACTTCTTCAAGTTTTTTAAGTAGACCCGTTAATTTTGTTTTGTCATCATTCATTTTATTTAGTTGTTAACAAGAACTCACAGCTGTTACCTTACCTCCAAAACCTACAGTAAATTTGTCAGCAGCTCCAAAGCCTCCAACATTATAACCATAAGTCCCTGAAGCTAGTGCAGTTGTTAATCCTATATTCGTATATACATATGTATTTACCGCCATTGTTCCAGTATTCATATATCTGGTAGTCGTAGCAGGGTTAAAAGCAAAACAAGGGTTTGCATAACTTAACGTAGTACACACTATTGCTGTAGCACTTGCCGCATCATTGTCGTAAGAGTACCATTCCGCCATTCCGTGGGGAGCAGATGAATTCGGGTAACTAGACGAAGCGGTATTTATGCTATAAGGACTTGTTCCAGAACCCATATCCCCTAAAGATATATTTGTATATCCATTAGTAGCATTGTAGTCATCCTGCAAAAGCTCTTTAGCTATTCCGCTTATTTTTAATTCACCACTTGAAGGTACTGCCATATTACTTATATTTTAATTCAGTTACCGTGTTTTCTAATTTCTCAACTCTCCTAAGTAGAGCTTGTATAGTTTCGTCCTTTTCTTTAGAGTCCTCTATTAATAGACCTACCAACTTTTCGTAGTCTACTGTTTTATATATCTCACCTTCTACAGCTCCTTCTGTAATAGGTAATTCGTGTTCTTTTACCAAACAAGGTAATACTTTCTCAACTTCTTGCGCTATAAGACCTATTTCAGCCTCTCCTTTGCGCTTTCCTTCCTTCCAAGTATATGATACCCCTCTAAGCTTATTAACTGTGTCAGATGCGTTCTTAATCGTTTCTACGTTCTCTTTTAGTCTTTCATCGGATATAGTAGCACTAAAAGCAATTACGTCACCATCAACGTGGAGCACACTAGCATTAGTTAATCTCATATTCTCAGTAGTACTAGTAAAGAATTTTACATTACCAGTGTTTCCTTCTACTTTGATTTGAGTACCATAGGATAAGTCATCCATATCGCCAATAGTCACTTGAGCTGTAGCAGGGTCAATCTTTTGGAATTGATAAACTCCAGATGAATTAAATACATCTAAAGTACCATTAGCTTCAAAATTACCGTTAACTGTTATATGGTCTTCGAACGTCTTTTCACCTGCAATGGTTTGAGTTCCGTTAGTAACTACTCCTGCAGTTGTCGCAGTAGCTCCGTTTATAGTTGCATTTGTTCCATCACTTGAATTAACCACTACATTGGATTGATTGTGTGTAGTTGTTAAATTTGTCGTTACGTTATTTGTTGAGTAGTTTGCATTTGTATCTCCAGTGAACCCTAGGTCGTTTAAAGTTAAGTTTCTAATACCTGCAACTGAAACGTGACCATATATATCGGTAGTTAATTTACTAAATATCCAAGATCCAGAAGTGTTAATTATTTTAGCACCGTGTTCTGTATGACTATAACTAGAGTCCCCTGCTCCGATTAAGGTTCTAACTTCAGCAGCAGTAATACCACTGTTCAAAGAAGGAGTCGAGCCGTTTGAAAGAATCGCAGGAGTCCCAGTGTCATTTATAATGGTTGGTTTGTTTAAGATAAAAGCATCTCCGCTTGTTGCGTTCCAGTCACTCTGAACATTTGCCTCTGCATTATTTGGAGCTGTTGAGTAGGAAGTACTGTCTACAGTTCCGTCTGCTTTTAAGAATTGACTAGACGTACCTCCGTCCTTAATAAAGGAATCAGCAGTAACGTCACCGTCTACATTTATATCTGTAAGTATTTTACTAGTTGCCATATTGTCGTTTCTTTAAAAACAAGTTATTATCCTTGTATAACTACTCTATACTGATTAGCTGTAGGAGCTGTATTAAATTTTAAAGTCGTAACTGATGAACTAGTATTTTCCACTTCACATATAACCCTATCAGCACCTTCAAAAACTTGTGTTTGTACATATTGGTTTCCTAAGTTATGAGTAACCGCTACGGTAGTTGTAGTTTCTGAGATTAATCTACTATATTGAGAAATAGAGCTTGCCGACACTTGTGCTGCTACATATGTTGATAGTGTAGAAGGAGTAACTGCTCTACCTGTATCTGTTCCAGTATTAACCTCAGCTTGTGTAGCTATCTCTATAACACCTTTTACGCTTGTAGACGCAGGTAATTCGTCACCAGTATTTGTACCAGATAAATTAGATACATAACTAGTTGAGATTGCAGAACCATTCCAAACACCAGTTGCGATAGTTCCTAAGGTTGTAATATTACCAGAACCAGTCCAGTCATTTAATCCGTCTGGAGTCACTGCTCTAGTACCATCAGTTCCAGTATTTGTTTCTGCAGAAGTTGCTAATTCAACAACACCCCTTTCGGTCGTAGATGCAGGCGGTTCATCTCCAGTGTTTGTTCCAGTACCTACGTTTAAATTATCTATTAAGTCCTTCAAAACCTTTCCCTGCGCTGCAGTAAGCCCTTCGGTCGTAGATGTAGATGTTAAAGTGTTATTAAGAGTAATAGCGTCTAAGAAGTCAGACATATCAATCGTAAAAGTAGTAGCGTCATCTCTAGTGAAAGTAGCTATACCAGTTGTCCCATTAACAGAACCAGAAGTGATTCTTGCTAGGTTACTATCATCTAAGTAAGTACTTAAGTCAATAGTTGTATCATCTCCATTTTCATCTGTATAAGTTATTACATTAGCTGCAATACTTATAGAAGTAACAGTTTCGTCTACATTAGAAACTTTGTTAGAGTTAATAACGAACTGGTCATACATTGTCGCTGACATAATCCCTGCTGTATTTGTATTTGCTGCATTGATAGTACCATCAGTTCCATCTGAGGAATTTACGTCCACAGTGCTTGCGTTATGGTCTATAGAGATATTAGTAGACACATTAGATACTAAGCCACTATATAAACTGTTTACAGCGTTATCTCCAGTGTTTGTTCCAGATTGATTATTAACTATAACGTGCTCAGCAGGTGAAAGTAAACCTGCATTTGAATTTGTTGCCAAAGGGATTGTAGCGTTGTTACCAGTACTAGAAGTTACTGTTCCATTACTAGCTGAGGCTGTATATCCTAAGTTAGTTACTCCATCACTACCTAAGTCAATCCAAGCCGCCCCATCGTATGCGAATAAGGTTTCTGAAGCTGTGTTCCAATAGATTTGACCTTCTACTGGTGAACTAGGAGCTGCAGCTAAGTTTTGTACTACTGCATTAAGAAGTTGATTCTTGCTTAAATCTAAATCTACTAAGTGTTTAATGTTTGCCATTTTATTTATTATTAATTGCAGTAAGCGTATCCACTAAAAGCTGCGTTAAAATTTACTGTTATTGTATTGTCGTTTACGTATGTTATTTTTCCATTTACTACACTATCTGCAGAATCCACTACTATTATAGAGCATTTTCTACCTAGATTGTGTGTTACTGTCCAAGTTGATGATGGCGTGCTCTGGTCGTGCGTATACCCTAAGTCTTCTTGAGTAATATAAGAGCTTAAATCTATAGAGCCATCAGCTTTAAGGAATCCTAAAGATGTTCCAGTAGGCGTCTTATACCCAGTAGACTCTATTACTGCTAAAAACTTTACTGCAGATTCAGACATACTCATAGGTGAACTAACTCCAAAACCATCAGTTACAGTTTTTAAAGAAGTAGTTAACCCATCGTTATCAGTTAGCTTTAGTATCGCCTCGTACGTATCTTTTACTTGATTTCCAGTAAATGTAGCCATCTATTTAAGTTTTTTTATGTTATTATAAATACCATCCACCAAAGTCAACTTTTCTGACTGGTCTAACTTCATCTCTATTATTAGTAAAATAAGACGGATATTTAGAAGGATAAGCTTTAATGTAATCTACTAATCTCTTAGCATAGTGCTGAGCAGTATCTCTAGTCGCTTCTGTCATTATATTCATATCTGTTTGAGATAAGCTAGTAGCTGATTCGCTAGAATGCTTAAATACTCCTTTGTTACCTATAGAATACTGACTAAAAGGTAAGAACTCTAAGAATGAATACTGACTTAAAGTAGGTCTTATGTGTGTTTGAATAAGATACTCATTGTCTACTGTTAAAGTATCACTTAGTATTTGACTCATTAACTCATTGTAAAGTCTAGAACCTAGGAGCTCGTGGATATGGATATCCTGCGCAATCTCGATGTATTGAATTACTTTATCGAAATCTAAGTTTCCACTTATAGGAGTATGTCTAACTAAGTCCTCTCTGCTTATTAAAATTGCTTTACTCATTTTGTTTGATTTTTATT